CCTATTGTAATTAAAACTGCTTGTTTTATACCTTCAGGAACTTGGTTTGAAGTATCTCCATATCCAACATTATATTTGACCTGAACAGCGTTTATTCTGTCTGATAAATCTGGCAAAGTTCCAGTAACAGAAATCCCAATTCTTGCAGGTTCTGAAACTCCATCTAAAATATAATTTGAAGCATTTAAAGTTTGTAAAGTGTCATTTGTATCATAATATTTTACATGAGTAATCCCAACAACAGGACTTTTGTAAAGTCTGTAAAATTCCATCCAATTATCACTATATTGAGTAACCAATGTAGTCATAAAATATCTATTAGTATAAATTTGACAAGATTGAGTTGCTGCTTTAATTAAATTATCAATTAAAGTATCATCAGCAGTTGTATCAACTTTTAAAAAGTCTTTCGCTTCCGATGTTGTAAACAATGGAATAGCAGTTAAAGTATCTTCTTTTAAACTTCTATACATTTTTATTTTTTTTAAAAAAAAAGGACTGGCTTTATAACCAGCCCCTTTTCAATTATTATAGACTACTATTAAAGAACAGTTGTATATTTTACAAATGAAGCACCAGAAGCAACACCCCAATCCATATAGTTGTTCATTATTAATCTAACCTCTCCATTTATAGCTCTTGAATAAGGATCAACAGTAATGTTAGAAGGTCCAAATTGTGCCATATAAACTCTAGAGAAATCACCAAATAAACCATCAGCAGAAGTAATTGGAGGTCCACCAGCAGTTGCCGGAGCGTTAGAGAAGAATCCTGGATAACCAGCTAATCTGTCATCAGAATATAAAGGAGAAACATTAGCAACCTGAGTTGCAGATTTTACATTAGAATAAAGAGCCCATTGATTAACGAATGCTAAAGCACCATCTAATCCATGATTATCAGCAATTGTTTGAATAGCTTCTAACATATCAGCAGAAGCACCAGCAGCTCCACCCGCAGCAGATTCAGTAAAAGTTAAAACCCCAGCAGTAGCAGCAATTGCAGCAGGAGCGCCACCACCCAAAGAAGCAGAAGCAAACATTGCAGCGTCAATTTGTGTTCCCATGTTTCTTCCCATATCTCTCATAACAGATGCTTCAGCAGCAGGACCATTTTGAGCTAAGATTACATTTGAAAGGTTAGCATAACCAGTGATTCTTTTTGGAGTTAATGTTACTTTGTCAAAATCTTGACCTCCATCAGCAGCAGCAGCAACCTCAGTTCCCCATGCAACAGTTGATCCTCCAGCTATAGGAAGAACAGTGTCAGCAGCAACAGTTCCTAAATTGTTAATTCCTATTCTGTTATAAAGTGCAGAAGCTTGTAAGCTATCAACATAAGCACCAATTGAAGTAGGAGCAATTGCAGAAGCACCTTGATCAATAGCTCTTTTTTCTTTTAACATTGTTGGTATTCCAATTCCTTGAAGTCCTTTTCTAGCTTCTCCCTCAGCTTCTTGATGCATCTCTGCTTCAATTCCACTTAATGTTCCACCATTTCTAACTTCATTAATTGCTTTAAATAAACTCCAACCTCTTAATTCTTTGTCAGTGTTTATTTTTTGAACTGGAGTTCCAGCTAACTTCACATTGTTTCTGATTTCAGTTTCCACTTTTTCAGCTCTTTCGATTTTTACAGAATACTCATCTGCATTTTTAAGAAGTGTATCCATGTCATTGTTCTCATCAGTAGTTAAATCTCTTTCTTCTGCAGTTGCAGTTTCTTTGATAACTTCTAATTTTGAAATAATGTCATTTCTCAATTCTTTCAATTCAATACTTGATTTCATTTTAAAATTTTTATATTATTATTATTATTTTGTTCGTTTAATTAACTCTATCTTTAGTTTCGCCAACGAACGCGCCACCAAATAGTTTTCTTCCTCTTTTGTTTCTTGTTTTTCTTTATACATTAAAAGTCCTCTCTGTGCAACTACTAAGTCAGATTCCGCTTGGCTGTAAGCAGGATAAGTTACAGGAGAAACATCATAAAGTTTTTCTATTGAAGTAATTGTTCTAATATCATTTCCATCCTCATCAGTGCTCCACTCATCAGCTCCAACAGTGAAAGCAAAGGAAGATTGATTTATATTTCCATTCTTCATGTTAATAGCCAAATCCTTTCCATACGAAGTTTCAGGAATTTCGAATTCATATCTCAAACCTTTTTCATCAACTGAAAGTTTTAAGTTTCCAGCAGTCGAACGAGCTAAAACTAAATTTGGATCATGATTTATTAAAGCTCTAACATCTGATTTTTCAATTGTTTCCTCAGTTATTGCAGAAGCTGAAATGTATTCATAAAACCCACCTAGGTTTTCAGAACGGCTGTCCCAAATAGAACCGTAACCAACAACAACTTCTTGGCCATCTTCTCTAGTTTCAAATCTGTTTTCAATATTAAAAATTCTTTTTTCCATAATTGTATTGTTATATTTTTTGTCCCAGATGTTAACCTTCTTCATCTGTTCCGATTTTGTTAATTGTAGTCATATTCATTGGAATGTAGTTGCTATCACCATCATTAACACGATTCAAATCTTCTTTAGATCTAACCTCGTTAACAGTCATCCAACCGTTAGTTATTGCAGTTTTATAGTAGTCTGCTCTATCTTTTACGTTTCCTCTGAGTAATCCGTTTACATTAAATTTGATATATTCTCTACCAACTGAATTTTTCCTGAATAATTTTAAACTCATTTCCAATTCTATTTTCGTAATATACGGCATAAGAGAATAAGAAACAAATTCTTGTGATTGCATTTCTATATTGTTGAAACTTGACTTTGATAAGTCCCTTAATAAATGAGGTGGAAGTCCAAAAATACGAGCTACTTCTTCAACTGAAAATTGTCTACTAGCTAAAAATTGAGCTTGATCAGGAGTTACTGAAATACTTTTATATTTTAATCCTTCCTCTAACACTGCCGTTTGGTTACTACCGCTTAAAGTTCCATAATTACTGTTGAACGAATTCCTCAGTCTATCAATGGCCTGTTCTGAAAGTGCTCGGTCGGATTCTAGTATACCGGAAAGTTTCCCTCCGTTTTTAAAAAATGTTGAACTGTATTCCTGAACATCCATTCCCCACCCAATAGCTTTTTGACATTGTGCAATTGGACTCAGTCCAGTTATCCCATCTGGTCCTGTAATCATTTTGAAATGCATTACATTGTCTGAATCTAAAGTTTCGCCAGTTGACTCATCAGTGTAATATAATTTGTTTTCTAATATGTATGTTTCAACATCTCCATAATGTAAAGGAAGTAATTCAACAACTCTTCCTGATCCGTTTCTTACAATCTTAACATAAGAATTTCCATCCGAAAGCATATCCATTATTATCTTTTCGTAAAAAGTAATTTTATTTTGGTATGAATTTGGTTGGTATTTTATAAGGAAAGCAAGATCAGAATTTTGCTCTGTATTGTCCCCATTGTTTTCTTTCTTAAAAACTCCAACAGGTAAAGTTGAAATTGATTCCGATAATAATCTCATTGCAGCCCAAACAGCCGAAAAGGTTAAAGCAGAAGAAGCAGAAACTTCTTGACTCTGCCCAAACGGCAAAGAGTAGTTAATACTTCTAGCTTCTTTTTTAGGTGTTCTTGTGAAGATGTTCTGGATTGAATTTAGTATTCCCATAGTATTTTTGCAAATATAATAATTAAGTTATTTATTTTTGTGTAACATTGTTTCCTTTATCTTCCTATCTCTACAAACTCGAAAGCTGTTATAATCTGAGTATTTCCTTTTCCCAAAAAATTCAATGTGGTCTTGTTCCAAAGACTCATAAGCTGATTTTAATGTTTTATGGTTTTTTACTTTTACCCAAAATTCTCTCACAAATCCATTTGCTGAATATATTCTTATCATATTATAAAATTAAAAGTCCTCTTCCATCATAAACTGAATTTATATCTCCTTCAGTCATATAACTTCCAAGCGCCATTATTAACGCAACTATCCCATCTATTTTCTCGGTAGACTTTGCTTTATTTGGCTTTATATTGCCGGCGGGATCTTCCTGCAAAGCTATGTTTGAAAGCATCCAATTCATAACAGGATTTCCATCATGAATTATTTGTTGTCCTAAAATTAGTTTCTCAAGTTCCTTCGTTGGTGCGCTCATTGATTGAAACCCCTGTCCAAATGGTTCCATTGGAACATTCTCGTTTGTTAAGTCAATTACTAATTGTGAAGCGTTCCACCTATCATAACAAATGGATTGTATTCTAAACTGCATTCCTAACTGCATAACCTTTTCTTTTATGAAATTATAATCTGCAACATCTCCAGAAGTAGCAATAACATGATTTTGTTTTATCCAAGTCACATAATCAACTTTGTCCCGATCACTTCGTTTCTTTGCGTTCTCTTCTGGAATAAAAAAGTAAGGAACTATTAGGAATTTGTCATCTTCTTTAAATATTAAAACCAAAGCCGAGATATCCCTAGTTGATGCAAGGTCCAAACCAGCCCAGCATTCCTTATCTTTTAATCTTTCCAAATCAATCTCACCTTGACAAAGTTCCCATTCTTTATTTCCTATCCATGCAGTTTGTGAATCAGTCCATTGGTCCAACATCAATCTTCTGAATGTGTTTTGATAAGAAGGAACATCAATTGCCCTTTTTGATTCTCTTTCCATGTATTCCTTTCTCAAACTTATCCCATAATTTGGATTCGCTTTTTCCCAAGTTGACTCCAAAGTAATGTCATCTTCTGGATCAGCTTCAAATATTGCAGAATAAAAACTTTCATCCTCAATTATTCCATCCTGAACTTTCTTTGCGTAATCGTAAACTTCAAAGCAAATTGAATTCCTATCATAACCCGCCGTTGTTATTGCAATACATAATGGCTCCCTTCTTGATCCTGTTGAAGTCAATAAGGTGTCCCAGAGCGATCTCGTGGGCTGCGTGTGCAATTCATCGAAAATAATGCAGTTAGCATTGAATCCATGTTTGGTTTTTGAGTCTGAAGAAATAGCTTGATAAAAATTTCCTTTACTTTCGTTTGTTATTGAGTTTCTAAAGACTTTCGACCTTCCAGTTAATTCCGCATTGTTCAAAATCATTTGTTTAGCAATCTCAAAAACAATTCCCGCTTGTGCTCTATCTCCAGCAGCTGAATATATTTCCGAGCCCCTCTCACTATCTGCAAACAACATGTAAAGTCCGATTGCTGCGCAAAGAGTTGATTTCCCATTTTTACGGGGAACCATAATAAAAGCAGTTCTATATTTACGATTCCCATCTTCATTTTTCCAACCGAACAAATCTCCAATTATTTTCTTTTGCCAATCTTCCAATAATAACGGTTCTCTATGAAGTTCTCCTTTTGTATGTGAACAGAATGATTCAATAAAGCCGATTGCTTTTGCAGCGGCCTTTTCATCAAAGTAGTAGTTAGTCAAAGTAATTATTTATTTGTGTATTATTGCTTGTAACTGGAGCAGCAATTGAAGCCCTAGCAACTGGAGTCAATCCAAACTGAGCGGCTAATTTTAAACTATTATTTAAAGAGTCGTTTTTAATTTTCAATAATGGTGAAGCTTGCCTTCTTAACAAAGAACCCTCTGAAGATAAAAATTCATCAATCCTGTTTTCCTTTCTCAGTTTCATTTCGCATTCTATATATAATGAAATTTCATTTGCATAAGCTTCCACTAATTTAAGATCAACTGTGTAAAGCATTCCCAAGTTAAAGAGTTGAGTCGTTACTTTTGTGAATTCATGTTTTCCAATTTCTGAAAGCCATTCTGGTATTTCTGGCAAAACAGAAACCTGATCCACTACCATCTCATTTTCAATAGATCTACTTTTCTCAACTGTTCCTTGCATCTCTTTAATTTTAGTTGGTGTTTTCTTTCGACCCTTTCCCATTAGTAATGTTTATCTGTTGGAGCCTGAAACGAAGTTCCGAAACCTTTATATTTTGTCATGTCTTTCATGTAGTTTCCGCATTTGCATTTTGCTTCCTTAACTATAAAATCTCCATCTCTAAAAACTAAAGTTTGTTTTAAGATTGTTTTTTTTGTTTTACATTTTTCACATCTGAACACTGCCATTTTGTTTGGTTTTAGTTTGAACTTAAACTGTTGGAACCCTATACTTCCAATTTTACGTATGAAAACAGTAAAGACACCAACGATGTATATATACCTTCCTTTTTATGATTACACCCCCCCCCACCCATATTATTATTATATTTTATTATTTTCTTTTATAGTCTTTAATGTTGTTCCTCATCTCTGAAGATTCCTTTCCTGATTTCTTTGCATGGCATCTATTACATAACGATTGTAAGTTCCTAGTTGAAACCATAGAACCTCCCAAGGATATTTGTCTT